CACGTCCTCGTCGATCCGGCGCAGGACCATCTTCCGCCTCTCACGATGGGACTGTACGAAGCGTTCCTCGCCAGGGGAGACCGCGGACGTGACGCGCTGGCAGCCTACCAGCACCTTCTCTACACCTACCGGAAGCAAGGAACGAATCAGCCCTGGGCGACGACGCGCTACCTCATGGCAGGCCTCAGCATGGGACGCGACAAGGTGAAGCGTGCCAAGGCCCTCCTGCGCGAGATGGGGCTGATCGAATACGTGCAGCGGCAGCTCGAGGGCGGCCGGCTGGGCAAGACGTATACCAAGCTCAACCTCCTCCCGAACCCCGGACTTACCGCTGGACTGAAATCCGGTACTGCGGCTGATTCCACCGCAGGACTAGCTACCAGTATGACGGTGACACCGTCCAACGGTGCCAGGACCCAATTGCTTGAAGAAGAAATTAAGAAGAGAGAGAGTCTTCCCGCGTCAAGTGATTCGGCGCCCGTCGACACGTTCGAGGACGACCTCCCCGAGCAGGAGGCTTCCCATGCCTGACACTCTGCGCGCCCCCTCTCTCACTCTCTCTCTCCCCGATCGTCTCCAGCAGGAGGCGAAGAGAATCCTCGGCGCGAGCACTCCGCACGTCCAGCAGGGGACCGCACTCCTCGCCCAGGGCGTCGACCCAGAGCTCATCGTCGCCGCCTGGCGCGTGATGCTCGAGCAGCGCCCCGCGGCCGCCGCCTACTTTGCGAAGGACTTCGCGACCAGGTGGCGGCCGAAGGTGCGGAGCGCGTCAGTGCACACGTCTGCAATCGAGCCCGCCAAGCACAAATGCCCGGGCTGCCATTCGCTCCTGCACGTGGAGCCGGACCTTTTGACGTGCTTCTCCTGCCGGCGATGGTTCACGATCGAGGGCGGGCAGCTCGTGGAGAAGTACGTGCAGCCGATCGACCCGGCGGCGTTCGTTCCTCCCTGGAGGCATGTCGGAGTGCACGCGTTATCGTCAGTCCAGGGTACGCAAACCGCGGACAATGGAGCGGGCGAATGAGCGACAATCAGACGGGATCCGGCGTGCAGGCGCCCGTCAAACGTGTCCGACTACTCCGCTTGAACACTGTGAAAAATTGCCGGCGCACGCTCGCCCGGCTCATGCGCGACTTTCATGCGCAGCCCGATGCCGACGTGACGCGCTTCCGCGCGCTCGTCTACAGCATCAAGGCGATGGGCGAGCTCTTCTCCGTGGAGGCGCAGCTCGACGTGGTGGCGCGCCTGGATTCAATCGACAAGCGGCTCGACGAGTTGAAGGCAGGCGCCAAGTGAAGAGCATGAAACAGGTGATCGATCGCCTCGTCGCACAAGAGCGAGCGATTGAGTCCGCGGAGCGGAGGATCCGCTCGTGCGACATGAACGCACTCTCCGACGAGGAGATCCGGGTTCTCCAGGTGGCAGCGATCCGGAACAAGCCAGAGGCGGACTGGACGGGCTACGAGCGTTTCATCATTGCCGAATACGGCAACGTCAGATAAGGGGGAGGAAGTTACATCATGCACACGAAGACCATGAGCGCGGTCCTGGTGAAGAAGGCGAAGGGCGTCTACACAGTCAGAGCAACTAGCTCGGCCGTTGACCGGCAGGGAGAAAGGGTCATCCCCTCCGGCGTCCGCAACCTGGATCAGTTCATCAAGACCGGCTCGATCCTCTACGGCCACAACTGGAGCGGACAGCCAATCGGGAAACCTCTGGCCGGTCGCGTGTCGGACCGAGAGCTCCTGATCGACATCGCCTTCGCGAAAACTGAATTAGGCTCCGAAATGGAGTATCTGTATTCGGAGGGCTTTCTGAGTAATTTCTCGATCGGGTTCCTCCCGGAGTACAAGTCTATTTACGTGGACGATGCCGGCGTCCGCACGTATCCCGTTTGGGACCTATTGGAACTTTCGGGCACGCCTGTTCCTGCGAATGCCGACGCAACGATGCTGCGGGCTGCAGGGCAGCGCCGCGGCGCGCCTCTCACGGCGATCGCGAAGATGCTCGAGGGCGACCCGGACGCGGAGGGCCTCGAGGACCTCGACGAGGACGACGAGGACGAGCTCGACGACCAGGACGAGGACGAGGGCGAATTGGAAAATGAAATCGAAGCGGAGGACCAGCAGCTCGAAGCACTCTCCTCCGAGATTGAAGCCCTTTCCAGAAGCGCCGGTCGTTGACCGTGCGCAGGATCTCGGCGCCATAGCCGGCCCGGGCACGGTGCGCCTTCCCGCGATTGCAATCGCCAGGAAGCTGCACGAACGAAGGACCTTGCCGAGCGATCGAGACAGGGCGAGTGAACAGAACGGGAGTTATGTTATGAGCCTTATTGAGTTGAAAAAGAAACAGGCCGAGCAGCGCGAGAAGCGGCTGGCATTGGAGCGGAAGTTCCTCCAGCTGAAAAGCATGAGCTCGGGCATGGGCTCGATGATCGGAGGCGGGGGGCCCGCGTCGAACGGTCTCACCGTCGGGACCCCCGGCCTGTACAGAGGCTACCGCCTGAAGGCGGAGATTGACAATCTCGCCCGCAAGCGGTCGGGCCTCAGCCCCGAGAGGGCGGAGCTGGTCGCCAAGGGCTTCATCGACTGGGTCGACGGAGCGATGCGCGGCGTCGGCACAAAGGCCGGGATGAACGAGGGCACGACCACGGCGGGCGGCTTCCTCACCCCGGACGAATTCGCGGACGACTGGACGGCTTACGTTCGGGAGGAGTCCATCGCGCTCCAGTTCGCCCGGATCGTGCCGATGAGCTCGGACGTGAAGTACATCGCCAGGGAAGACGCGACCGTCTTCACACTGGACGGCGTGAAGATCACGACCGAGGCGCAGGCGGCAACGGAAGTCTCGCCGACCGTGGACCGCACGACCCTGACGGCGCAGCGCATGGACGGCTACGTCCGCGTGACCAATGAGGACCTGGATGATGCACGGGTTGCCGGCGGATTCGTCGCGCAGCTCCTCGACCAGTTCTCTGAGGCGCAGGGCCAGAAGTGCGACTCCTGCGTGTTCCTGGGCACCGGCTCGCCGATGAGCGGCGTCTTCAAGTCGAGCGGCTACAGCCAGGTCTTCGGGACCGGCAGCAGCAACTTCTCCGAGCTCCTCGAGAGCGATCTCCGCGGGATCGTCGCGAAGGTCCTGAAGTCGAAGAGAGGACGCTGGTACTGCAACAAGTCCGTCCTGTGGACCGTGATCTACAACCTGCGCGATTCGCAGAACCGGCCGCTCTTCGTTCAGAGTCCATCGCTCGGAAACCAGGGGGGCGGGATGGTCTGGGGCTACCCTGTCACGGAGACCTACCAGGCGCCGAGCACGAGTGCGGCGTCCACGGGATTCATCTTGTTCGGGGATCTCGATGGCGTCGTGATCGGAGAACGATCGAGGGCAACGTCGCTCTTCGTGGATCCTTACACGCGCTCCTTGAGCCATGAGACGATCTTTGCCCTGTTCAGCCGGTTCGCGTTCGCCCAGCATCAGCCGCTGAAGCTCGGCCGGATCGTGACCGCGGCATAGAAACATCCGCGGACCCGGGTTCCGGTGTCCCGCGTTTGTCAGGCGGGCTTCAGCTCCCGCCGGCCTTTCTTTTCTCCTGCCCCCCTGGTCGCCTGCCGGCCCGGGGGGCTCTTCATTTCTGGCAGTTATGTTACATCGGTACCGGGGAGGGGGGGGGCACACGGACATGGCAGCCCCCGCCTGCGCCGTGCCTTGCCTCGTTTTTGCCCCGCCTGCGCCGTGCCGGGACAGGGAAGAGCCCCAGGTGGTACTTGGATAGGGTTTCCGCCCCGGGGGTCACCGGGGCGGCCCCTGTCCCTTGCCCCTCCGGCACGTCCGGGCCTTATCAGCGGGCGTTGCTTTTCCAGACCGCCGGTGCAGATGGGCAGGACGCCGGGGAGATGCTCCTGAACATCGAGGCGAGGATAGGGGAGCTAGTCGAACCCATGCGCCTCAGTCCCAAGGGTGACAGGCTAAGCGATCTAGCGAAAGAGAAGTCGTCGAAGTTGGAGGCGACGACTCTGAATCACAAGCACATTGAGAATGCATCGAGAGTATTCCGCAACCCTGCCGCCGTCGCCGCTGTCATCAAGGAGGCGCGGGCTTGCCGTCGAACATCCGCTCGATCAGCGGCAGGGCAGCCTCGGTCCGTGAGAGGAGATCGTCGACGGTCGGGTGATCGTAGTGCCGGCTCATCGCCTCCGATGAATGACCGAGGAGCGCGCGGAGCGTCTCCGCGGGGAGCGTCGAGCGCGCCATCGTGTTGAATCCATGCCGGAAGGAATGGACGGAGATCCTCCTGTCACCTATGTCTACGCCGGCCGTCCCGAGCGCCAGGACGAGAGAGCGAGTGAGCCACCCATTGCCAAGCGGCTTCCCGCGCGTCAGACAGAACATGAGATCCCCGTCCTCCGCGAAGGGCGAGAGCGACCGCCACCAGTCCAGCGCCGAGAGCGTGATCCCTGGGAGCAGTACCGCGCGCACCGTGCCGCTCTTCGTCCCGCCGATTGACTGGCCGTGCTTGACCGCGCCCTCAATCAGCAGAGCTCGGCGATCTCGTACCAGGTGCAGCCATCGAAGGGCGCGGAGCTCCCCGCTTCGGATGCCGGTCGACATAAGGACCATGAAAGCCGTCGCCCGCCGAGCATCCCCCCAAATGCGGACGAGCTCATCATGATCGGACGGGAAGAGCGCCGTTCGTGCGGGGATCGTGAGGATGCCGCGTTCCT